GTGTGTTGGGTGCGTTTTGTATTTCGTCGGATTTTGTTTGCCTTGTATTCCGCGCCGCGTCTCGAGTTGCATGGTTTGCAAGCGGGCACCAACTCGGTGTCGTCCCCGGCAATGTCGAATGGCACCAAGTGATCCGCCTCGGTTGCGGGCCGACGTTTGCACCAATGGCACAATGGTTTTTCGCGTAGTAGTTCGGCGCGGCGTTTTCGGTAGGCGGCGTTGGCGGTGCGTTTAGGCATGGTGTCTCATTGCGGGGGCACCACCCCCGCACCCCCGGCTAGCGCGGCGCGTTCGCGCCTTGCTTGCGTTTGTGTTGCTCGAGCACTCAAGCGTGTTCGGGCGTGTTGGTGTCGTTTCATTTGCGTGTTTGTTCTACGGTACTTGGCGCGTGTAATTCTCAGGCGGACGGCCCCCGGGCACCACCCGTCCGTTGTTCATGCACGAATCACACACACCCTGTCCCCAACTTGTGGACAAGGGTTTGCCCCGCCTGTCTAACGGGCTAACTATGGCGGGTTAGGCCACGGGGATTTTCACCCACACCGCCTAGACGCGTGGCGGACGCAACCGTGAAACGGTCCTACTTGGAATTTTCAATAATGCAATGCCCTACAAATTCCGCTACGTGCGGCACAACCGCGTTACCTAATCCCCTAAGTCTGTCCACCCGGTTGGAAACCCCATTAGCCAATCGACCCACGTCGGGTTCAACTTGCCATTGGGTTGCGTGGTTGTTTCGTTCACCGCCGCAACCAAACCTCGAAACCGGTTCGGTTTCGGGTTCACATTGCTCGCGTCGTCCGCCGTCGGTGTCGGCCACAGTTGCACCGCGTCCGCCAAATTCATTGAGTGCCCGCGCTTGCCTTTCCCGCCACGTCTGTAACGCGTTTTCTCCAAATACCATTCCGCGTTCGGGTGTTCTACCTCTTGAGTTGTCGGTGTCGGCCAACGCAATACCGCGTTCGCCAACGTTAGGGAATGTCGAGAGTTGGGCGTCTGTTGGGTCGATTTGCGTTCTATGTGTTCGCTCGCCGTCGGGGTAGGCCACGATAAACACCCGATCACGACGGTGTGGTGCGCCAAACGCGCTTGCGGGTAGCACTTGCCATTCTGCATTGAACCCGAGGTTGGCCAACTCTCCGAGAACGGTTCCGAACCCAAGAGAGAGGTGTCCGCGCACGTTTTCCATGATTGCGTAGCGGGGTCGAAAATGGCGAATGGCGTTGAGCATAAGGGGCCATAAATGGCGAGGGTCTTGTTCGCCGCGCCTTTTGCCCGCCGTACTGAACGGTTGGCACGGGTATCCGCCGCAAATAACGTCGGGGCGTTCGATTCGTTCCCATTCGATTGTTCTAATGTCGCCATAGTTCGGTACCTCGGGCCAATGTTTTTTTAGAACTTTACAACAATACGGGTCTATTTCGGATTGCCAAATTACTTTTAGCCCGGCGCGTTCCAATCCTAAATCCATGCCGCCGATACCGCTAAATAATGAACCGACGGTAAGCACTAAAACGGTTCCTCAATCTCTCGCAAGTCGTTTTGTTTGTCCGCGACACGGCGCAACAATTCCTCAATGAGTTGCGAGGCTTGGCCCTTGGTCAATTTGTCCACCGTCGCACCGTCTCCCAACGTTTCGGCGCACACTAACGCCAACTCGTCCTCGGACGCAATGCCGGCCTTGGTTGCTTGCATTTTCACCATTTTGAGTTGCGGCGGCGTGGCCGGTGCGTCCGGGTTGGCCATGCGGCGTTTGTCGTTTTGTTGCGTTTCGACAACGCGTTGCGTTTCTTTTGCTTGGCGCGCGAACGCTTGACGATCAGAAATGCGGGGTTGTTCGTCGGCGTCTTTACGGTGCACTACCTCGTCGGCGGACGCAATGGCCTTTTCAATGCCGTAACCCATGTAGCCGAGTGCGCGGCCTAATGCGGACGTGAAACCAACCATGCGTTCGGCGTTACGCGTGTACGGTGTGCGGCCCGGTACTTGTTCCGCCGCGGACGCAATGACGGGCACCGCGTCCCGTTCGTCACGCCAGACCGTAACCACGCAAATGAGAAACAATTGTTCGCCCACTTGCTCGAGCGTGCAACTAGTTTCTTGGATCCGCAATTGCGGCCAATCTTTTAGGGCCATTCGTAGCCGGGTGGCTACGTCCACGTAGCCGTTCAATTCGTACGCCATTACGCAATCCGTCGCTTTCTTTGTTGGTAATACTGACGCAACGTAGCCATGGGGTGCAACGCGGTGGCCGGCACAAAATACGCGGGTGCGCCAACGTCCGTGCGCCAATGTTCGCGGACGTTGCAATGGCGTAGGTGTAGCCAACCGCGCAAAATGACGGTTTGGGTTCCGTAGTCCGCCACGGCGAGCACGTACGGGGCCGGTGGATCGTATTCGTGCGTAATTAAGCGTTTACGCAAATTGTCGGTGGTGCGTACTTGTATGCCGTCCACGTCGGTAGTGCTTTTGTCGTATGCCTGTAGCCGCCATTCGTATGGTGCACGCAAATAGGCGGCGGTAGCCAATTCGCCCATAAACCCGCGTTGCACGCGTTCGGTAATTACGTCCCACAAATCGGGTTGCGTTGCATCAAGATTGCCCCGGTGTATGTGTCGGCGCAACGCCGTCTCGTCACCGCGCAAGTACGCCAACCACGTGTTTGTGTTTCGGTCCACGGTGGCCATGCGGCCCGGATCAAAATTGACTATTACGGTGCCGTCTCGGTCAATAACCAACACGTGCCACCGCGTCCAATCGCGCCAACTCGCCTTTCAATTCCTCAATGCGTTGCTCGAGCACGCGCAACCGAACCATGGTTGCAAACGTCAAATGTGCAATGTGTATTTCTTGGGTGTGTTCGTGCAAATCGTTTAGTGCGTTGAACACGGCGCGCCCGTCGCCGTGGCAACTCGCCAAAAGGTTATTCACGTCCATACACCGCCACTACGGCCAACGCAATGCACAAACCGAGCACTACCCACGCGTCTAAAAACGTCATGGCGTGTACGTGGTCCAATTCCACCAACCGCCCGCCGAACCCTCGACACCGGCCCAAATGAGAAACCCCAACGCCAAATTGGTGTCCGGGTGTTTTAGATCGTCGCACGTGACGTTGAACCCGTGGTGCGCCGCCCAACCTGTCGGCCAATTGCTCGAGGGTTGCACCCATGTTGGGCAATGGAGTTGTAGCAACCCAATGCTTGCCCCCGAGTCACCGACGGCACCGGGTTGGCAACCCGATTCACGGCCCATGATCACCGTGAGGGTGGCCAACTCGGTGTCGGGCCAACCGAACCGTTGCCCGTATGCGGCCCATTCTGAGCACGTTTTAGGGGTGGGGGTTACCGAGGTAGGTGTAGGGGTTTTTGGCGCGTCTGGCACGTCCGTAGGGGCCGGTACGGGCACGTAATCGGCGGTGGTGTTGCCCTCAATGGCGTAATAAACGCTCGTGGGTGTCGGGTGCTTTATGTCGGGGGCCGGTCCCCACCACAAAATGCCCGCCCATGCGAGGCCCAATGCCACCATTTTGGCCGTGTATGAGATCATGCCGCACCCCCTTGGGTTGGTGTGCTTGATAGGTGCTCAAGACGTGTCGGAACGCCCCACGTTTCCCATTGGTTGCCCCTGAACGCCAATTGGGCCAACGTGATTTTGCCGTCGGGTTTGCGAAAAATTTGGACTAACACGTGTTGCCCGGTGTCGAGCGTCCCTACTAGCACCTCGTAAAAAATCAGGTTAGGGGTTGGGTTTGGTTCGATTGTTTCCGGCACGTCGCTTGCCGCCTTTCGTAGTTGTCGGTTCCACCGTAGCGGGGGCGTGTTCGGGGGTGGTGGATTTACCGAACACTTGGTTGAACGCCTCGCGGACCTTTTCGGGGTTGTTGGCTAGGCCTTGGCGTATTTCAATGTGGAACCAATCGCCGCCGGGTGTGCCGGTGATTGTGGGCCGGGTGTAGCGAATCCATGCCTCGGACGCGTGCGCCTTGGGTATTGAGGTACCTACTCGATCTACGCGCCAACCGCGCCCGTGTTCGGGGAAATAGTCAAGTACGCATTGCACGCCCAATAGTTCCCAATTGTCCAACACGGTGTTTAGCCACGTGAGTGCCTTTATGCGTCCGTTGTTTACGCCGAGTTTGCGGGGTTCTATGCGCCGCCACGATAGGTCCATGGCCACCCCTCGAGCGTGGTTACTGATCACGCCTCGGGTGCCGTTGTCGCCGGTGCCTCGAATGTTGCGGAACGCGTAGGTGCCGTTGTTCCACAATGCGCCCCCGGACGTAAGGTTGGCTTGCTTGGCCCATTCGTCGGTGCCGGCCAACGGGCCGGTAACGACGGCGTAGCCGGGCACTTTGTATTCGGGCACTATTTGTTTTGGTCCTCGGGTGCCACGAACAAACACGCGGTTTTACGGTTGCCTACCAACGTAGAAATGTACGCCAATACGCCCGAAACGACGGGGATCGCCAACGCCACCAATTCCATGTCCCAACCTTTTTTGTACGACACGTACGACACCAACGCGATAATTGCGCCTTTTAGCGTTTGGTCCGCCGTTTGTAGTTGGGCGTTTCGATCCATGGTTACGACGCCGGCGGGTAGGGGTTGTCGGTTTTTACTTTTGCGACGGCGGCGCGCCATGCGGCCTCGGTGCCGTCACCTCGTTGCCATTCAAAAAACAATCCGTCCGATTGTTCCTCGTAAGCGGTTCGGCGGTTGGCCTCGACGGCCAAACATTTGTTGGCGTAATCCACTTGCGGCCACGCGGCGTCTAATTCGGCTTGCGACGGTTTGGCACCCGGGCCGAACCATTCAAGTGTCGCGTAATCATTGGCGTTCAAACTCCACGTTGCACCCGGATAGTTTGCGGTCAATACCGCCGCGTAATCGGTCATGGTGTTACCTCAAGTACGGTTATTGTGCTAATCGTTCGTGTTCGCGTGTTTGCGTCGGTGTCGTCTTGGGATCTATTTACGTAGGCGGTGCTACTAGGTGTGCTTATTTGCACTTTGTACGTTGTTGCACTCGTCGTGGCCGGACTGTCCAAAAACGTGATTGCGTTTATTACTTGTGCGCCGCCGCCGGCGTCATAAAATTGGCTAGACGCTTGTATGCGAGTGCCCGCCGCGTCACCTACCGCGATCGCGGTAGTACCGCGAACCAATTGCAATCTGCCGTATGCGCCCGTGTTGGCAACATTTACGGTGAACATTACTAAAACTTTGTTGGTTGCGCTCGTGGGTGTAATGCTTACACTCAAACCCGTAATGTCCACGTAGGTAGTGCTAGTTGTGGTGAACGTGTCGGTTTTGGCGGTGCTTTTGACTTGCAAAACCGCGCTAGTTGTTGGTGCTAAACCCCATGTAACCCACGCGGTGCCATTGTACGTTTGTAGGCCGGTGCCCTCGACGTAACACAATTGGCCCTCGGCCAACGTCTTTTCACCCGTGCCACCAAATGCGGCGTCACGCGTCACGGTGGACGCAAACACCGGGACGCCGGTTCGTGCACTTTGGTTTTGTTGATCCGCCGTTAATACTTGCGACGCCACGAACGTAGGGACGGTGGTTTGCGCGTTAGCACCCATGCCGCAATCCTAACCCAACACGTTGGTGCTATTTAGGACACCGTACAACGGATTGTCCAACACCAACGAATACACGATCACGGTTTGCAACGTGTAATAGGTGATTGTGTGGCCGGTGTTTAGGTCTATTTCGCCCTGAATACCCTCAATCGAGAGTTCGGACGTTATGGTGCCGTAGTTCTCGACGTTTACCTCAATTTTGATTGTGTCGCCAATGTCGATCAAGGCCACCACGTCCCGTTGGGCCTCGGTAAGCATGGCAAAATTGGTGGTAAGTGCCGTCAATCGTGGGGTGGGTTGCGGGGCCAAAAGGTAGGTGGCGGCGGCGTCAATCTCGCCGGACAAATGCAACACCGATTGTTGCACGTCCTGAGTTTGCACAAAATAGGTTGCCTGACTAGCCACGTCTTGGTCCGTGCCCGTGGTACCGTTCAACGCGGTAACTACGGAACGGTTTATTACCTCGCGGGCATCAAATTGAATCCCCACGTTTCGGTATTTGTAATTGCCGCCCTGATCCGAAAAGAACGCAACCGGGCCACTAAGTGTCTGGCCGATTCGGTTTTGGAACGTGAGGGTGCCGGCTCGGTCCATGAACAACCGCCCAAATTCGGCGGTGTTATTGATTTGTTGCAAATACGCCAACGTGTTGGTGCCGGCGGCAACGTTGTAACTAGCGTCATGGCCCAAATTGACGGTACCCGTAGCAATTGAGGTAGTGCCGGTGTAGTTCACCTCGGGTAACGCCAATACGGTGTTTATTCGTTGCCCGGACGTTTGGGCCGACGGGTTAAACGCCGACATAAACGAATTGGCAAGGATCCAAAAATCGTCCACACAGTTTACTTGTACGAAATTTTGGCGATCTAGGTTGTATTCGTAATCGTACGATTCGACGACACCTACGAATAGTTCGGTATTTTCGCGTAAAAGTTTGACGCGGCGCATTGGTGCCAAACCGGGTTGGTCATTGGCCGGGTCATAGTACGGGCTAGCGGTGTCGTACGGATTGAGGATTCCACCGGCCAATGTGTCGTTCAATGTAAACGACATTGTGCCGGCCCCAAATTGATCGTATTTCTGGCGGCGGCCCCTCGAGTACGACACGCCGGTGACGTAATCCGTTATGTCGGCGTAATCCGTGTTCGGGCCCAACGTGTAGGTGGTGTTATCCAATACGCCCTTTACGGCGTCGTCCAACCTAAAAGAATTGCTATCCCACCCGGTGTCCAATAGCACCGTGTAATCACCGGCGGACGCCACCACCCCGGGCATTTAGGCCACCTGAATGTCGATCACACCGGAACGGCGGTTGTATTGGCGTAGCGCGTTCACCAATTTGTCCGGCAATGACGCGTCCGCCAATGTCGAATAGACGTTCACCGTTATGTTGTTCATTGGGTTAGCGCGGTTCAACGGAATGACGGCCTCGGGGCCGCGTTCGCCAACCATTGCCAACGTGGGGCCGGTGACGATTCCACCGTCGGCCAATTCTGGAATGTCGGGCACCGAGAATCCGCGCCCGCCTAGACCGGGCACCCAATCGGGGAACGTAAACGACAATTTGCCTATGGTGCTATTCCATAGCCGGGCAATCGTATTGAACACCGTTTTGTAAACACCCAACACAAACTCGAGGTAGCCCTTGATTGCGTCCAATGAGTATTCAACGCCCGTTTTGATTGCCTCAAATAACTTGCCGACGAATTCGCGGAACGTCTCCGATTTGTTGTATGCAATCACGAACGCCGCCGCCAATGCCGCCAACGCAATCACCACCAACCCAATGGGGTTCATGGCCATAACGAAATTCAACGCGGCTTGCGCGGCTTTTACGACAACAAGGGTTGCTTGGTAAACTTTCATTGCGGCGTTTACCGCGAGCACCGCCGCCGCCAACCCGCCAATAACGCCGGCGAGGATTAGCACCACGTTGCTATTTTCTTGTGCCCACGTGGCCAACGGAATGAGTTTCTCGATTAACGCCGTTACGACGGGCAACAATGCGGCACCTATGGTTTCTTTGGCCTCGCCCATTTGTATTTGCAAATTGGCCATTTTGCCGGCGGTGGTGTTTGCCGCGTCCGCCGCCGCGCCTTGGTGCAACGTAAGTGCCACCAACACGTCCTCAAATGACGCACCCTCACGTACCAAGCCTTTTAGGGACGGATCAAGTTTCGCTAGGGCGGCGGTTTGGCCGTTTGCGGCTTTGGCCATTGCGTCGGTTACGGTGGCTAGGTCTTTCCCGGTTGCCGCCGCTAGGTCTTGACTCGTTTTTAGTAGGTCTTGAGCGTAGGTAACGTCCCCTACGGCGTTTGCAAGGGTGGCCAACGCCGGACGTAGCACGTCGTCCGACGTGGCCGTAAGCCTTGATTGTGCCGAAATGAATTCCTCGGTGGCGGCTACCTGTTCGTCGGTTGCCAATGCGCTACGGCGCAACACACCCGCCAATTGTTCTTGTGCGGCCTGATCCTCAATTGCGGCCTTGGTGGCCGAACCCAAACCCGCCGCCAAACCCGCCAATGCGGCGGTGGCCGGAATGGCGGCCTTTTTTAACGCAAATTGGGCCTTGGCTCCCGCGCCCTCGAGTTGTTTGAATTCCTGAATTGCGGATTGTATGCCCTTGCCGTCAAACTCGGAAACGATAGGTAAGGAAACGGCCATACGGCAACGCTAACCGATTAGCCCGGGCGGTTGAGTTCGTTTTGGGCCTCGCGCATAACGCGGTTCACCAATTTTTGCATTTCGTCGTCCAACTCGGTTTTTTTGCGTTCGTAACTCGGCCACACCGTACGCGAGGCCGTGCCGTAGCGTCCACGCAACACGGCAATAAGTAGTGGCCCGCCGACGGTGCCTACGCGCCTACCGTGCGAACCCATACGCGACGGGTTGCCTACGGTGCCCGCCGATTTGCGGCCCGCCATGTCGAACACCGTATTGGCAAACCCCGTCCACACCATGCGGAACGTGCCCACGTTCTCAAGTTGCCCGCGAAACTCTTTGACGCGCCGCGTACTAATTTTCGCTTTCAACGATTTCACGGCCTTGGTGCCGTTCCACCCGGACGGCGGTAGCACTTCCCAACCGCTTGCGTATTTCCACCCTGAACGATCCATGCCAGACACCGGGCCGATTGTCGGTATTGCCTGTTGCGCGGCGTCAATCAATGGTTGCACTATCTGTTTGTAGTCCTTGGTAATTTCGCGCCGTAATGCGGGCGCGGTCTTATTGAGCGTTTTCAATGCGTCTTTGAGGCCTACTACGCCCACCTCAAGATCAACGGGCACGTGCGGCTCGTTCCATGGCGCGGTTCTGTTTCGTGATCACGTCCACCACCGTAGCCATGTCGTATTCGTCAAACTCGACGTTCGGCGGCCACCAACCGGTTGCCACCAAGATTTCGGCTAATCGGCGGCGGTAGCCGCCGCCGTAGGGTTTGCCGGCCCCGATTCCACCGGGACGGGCGGGCCGTCTAGTGCGGCCTCGTAATCGGCCAACGACAAATTGGCCTTGGGGTGTTTGGTGCGTTGCAACGCGTACCACGTCAAAATAACCATGTCTTGTCCGCGTAAATCCGTGGACAATTGTTGCATTGATCGTTTGGTGTGCTTTTCCCAATTGAGCACGTCAATGAAACGGGTTTGCACCTCAAATGTTTCACCGGCCAATGGCACGGACCAATTTATAATCACGTCGCGTAACGTCCGTTTCGGTTATGCGCTAGTGGCGGCGGCGTATGTTCCGCCGGTGAACGTTAATTGAACCTCGCCCAATTCACCAAGGTTTGCGGCCAACACGTCCATTGCCTCAAGGTACGTGTTCGTGAGACTGAATTTCGGGTTGGTTGCGCCAACGGCGGTTCCGTCCACGGGTGTGCACTCGACGTAGCATTGCGTGCCGACAAGTGGCGCAAGCGTTGCGTACACCTCGGACGATTCGTAGGACTGATTGAACGTAACAACGAATTGGTTGCTATTCATGCCCGCTTGGTAGAAACGGTCCCGTGAGGCCATGCTTGAGGATTCCAACGCGTCGGCCTGTCGAGTGAGTACCGCGCTCTTGCAAAACTCGGACAGATCCACCTTGGAACCGGACGCGGCACCAATCTGAACCTCGGGTGCGGAGTAATAGACGGTTTGTGGCATTGCCATGGGTTATTCCTCGCTTTCGCTACGTACTTTTCTAGCACGCTTGGGGGCGGGTTCGGCGGATTCGTCGGCCTGAATCGCACCAATTTGCAACAAATAGGTAATGTCCACCTCGGACAATGTGCCGGCCTCGATTGTGTCGCCGGGTTCACGGCCCGCGCATTTGCGTAAAACGTGGTATTTCATGGCCCGATTTTTGCCCCTATGGTGAGTTCGTAACTAGCGAATTCTTGCGAACCAATCGTTGTTACCGTCGGGCGTACGTCGGTGAGGCCGATTTGAGCGCGGCGCACTAGATCCGCCAACTCGAGCAATTTGGACAATGTTTGGTAGTCGCCCGGACCTATGCCAATGATTTTTACGCTAAACGTCATGTCGAACACCAAATTGCTATTCATGCGAATAGTGGGGGCGTCCACCAACGCGCACGGCGGGTTTAAGTTGCGCGGATCGTCAAACACCCGCAACCCGGTAATGGTTTGTAGTTTGTCCACTACGTTGTCGTAACCGAGTTTGAACGCGTTTACGGTGGCCGTCATGCGATTGCCGGCCTGTTCACCCCTAATAGGCGCATTATCTGGCCCATGGAACCGGTGGCCGGGGTGCCGGTGGCCAACGGGTCAAAACTCGCGTATTGGTCAATAGAACCGCGTTCGCGGTACAACGCGCCCGCAAACATAATCGTGCCCAATAAAACGTCCTGAGACGGCACCGTAGTAAGTGAATCAAAATAGCCGGCCTCTTGCCGTTTGCGATAGGCCCACGCGTTCGCCGCCGCAACGGCAATCACCAACAAATCGTTATCACTTGAGGGAACCGTGGTAGTAAACCCCAACCAATCCTCAACGTCGGCCTTGGTGGCCCACGTGCACGTAATGGTGTACGTGATTGTGCCGGCGGCACTCGTGCGCGTCACGTCCGAACCCGTTAGCGCGAACATTACTTGGTTAGGAATCAATACGGAATCGTTAAACACCAAATCGCCCGCATTGTTCGTGCCCGTAAATTCGTATTGCGGCAACGCAACAACAACGTAGGTGCCGTTGAATTCGGACAAACCCGCAACGGTAATCGATTGCCCAACCGCTATTTCATTAGCGGTAAGGGTTTGCAATACCGCGTAATTGCCGGTTAATTGCTTGGACGTGATTGTGTAAACGGCCACTCGGGCCTACCGATCAAACCCAAGTAATCTTTTGCAACAACGTGGCCTTAGGCACGAACGTTGCAAGGTAGCCGTAGTAGGTGAAATTACGGCCCAACAATTCCGGATCCTCTTTCGTCATAATCCCGCGAATGTTCTGGTAAATCTCCATGCCGGGACCGTGGAACACCACCATGGTTTTGGCGGCGCAATTCGAGTCCACAATTGTGCGGAGTCCCAACGGGTTGGTGGTGGTCCAATTGGTGACGTTGCCCGCGCCCATGGTGTTGGTGCCCAAAAGGTTCGGTGCGCCGATTGCCGGGAACACCGGGCGTTTGTCCTGATCGACAAGCGAACCAATCTTGGCCCATGAGTCTGGCCCCATCACAATGTGGGTTGGGAAAAGGTTGGTGCCGTTGGAAATGTCGCGGGCCGCGCCGTAGAGGAACAGAATGAAATCCTCGGGGGTGCCGTCCCATTGTCCAAGGTTCGTTGAACCAGACACGCAAGCGTCCACGGCCACGTCGTCGGCCTTAATCAAATACTCGCCGGCGAGATCGTCCAGAATCGCGGAGAGTGCCGCCGGGTCCGTGAAATCAATGTCCTGTTGCGAAATGAACACGCCGCCCGCAATGGTGGTTCGGGTGACGGAGTTCGAGGCAATGATTGCCTTGGTGCTCGACACGGCTTGGCCCTCGGTCTGAGTTGCCTGAGACGTATATTGCGTGAACGTCGGACGAATAAAACTCTTGCCGTTGCCGTTCGGCATGGAACGCGTACCCACCTCGGTGAGGAACGGGGCAACGTAGTTCTTGCCCACGAACACCGGACCAAGAACGGGTGTCGGCAAAAGACCGGGCGTGTCGGTGGTGAGATCTTGCGCGAGCGCGGCCTGAATGGCGGTCTGGCTCTTGGCAACGTTCTGTTTGTACGCGGCGTTTACGTTCTGCCAC